GCTGATGCAGGTCAAGGTTTGAACATGACGCAAGAAGATCTTGCGTTGCCGTTCTTAAAAGTTCTTGGCCAACTATCACCTGAATGCAATAAGCGTGATGCTAAACATGTTGAGGGGGCAGAACCTGGCATGATTATAAATACCGTTACAAACGAGATTTATGATGGCGTAAAGGGGATAGATGTCGTGCCAGTGCACTACAAAAGACAGCACATCGAATGGCAAGACAGAGGTGAGAGTCAAGGTGCTCCAGTAAAAATCTATGAAGCTGGAGATGACTTACCATCAACTACAAGAGACAAGTTTAATAAAGATAGATTATCGAATGGTAACTATCTTGAAAATACAGCTAGTCATTTCGTAGTTGTACTTGGCAAGAGCCCAACTACAGCATTGATATCTATGAAAGCTACTCAACTAAAAGTTAGTAGAAAATGGAACTCGATGATGATGGGTTTAAAAATGCAAGGTAAAAATGGTATGTTTACACCGCCAACATATAGCCACATTTATAAATTAAAAACAGTGCAGCAGTCCAACGACAAGGGCACTTGGTTTGGTTGGGATGTGTCTAGGGTTGGTCCTATTAGCGATCCTGGTATTTACAAAATAGCAAAAGACTTTGGAGCAAATGTTTCAAAGGGTGATGTGAAAGTAAAACACGGAGAGCAAGAATCTAAATCCGATTCACCGTACTAAAAACTTCCTAGGGAAGACAGAGGGGCGGTGATGGGAGACTGGACCCGCCCCCAGAAAATAATTATGCTGTTGAAAAGTAAAATAAAATTTGAAAGACCTTTTGATTTTAATACAATATCTCATATTTTAGATACGGGACACTACACTTCAGCCCACTCTAGTCAATGGATCAATGACTACGCTTTAAATTCTACATTTCAAATTAATAAAGTACATACTCATCCCCTGCTAGCAAATACATTTCAGTATTTTGAAAAAAATTTTAATAAAACTAATTTACCAGCTGACTTTCATTTATTTTATTCTATGCAATCAGGTGTAAAAAGTAATATCCATAGAGATGTTTATGATGTGTATATTTTAGGAGCCTTCGGTAGAACTTTATATAAAATAGAGGATAAAGAATACATAGTAGAACCTGGTAATATTTTACACATACCAAAAGGACATTTACATGTAGCAATAGGTTTAGATCCAAGAATAATTATATCTTATGGTTTGGGAAGCGTTTAAAAATATATTTACAGGATTAGAACGTGCACATGGTTGCACGTATGTAGATAAGAAAGGTGCCGACGGACTTAAGGTAAAAGGTAAATCATTTGTAAAAAGAGAACCAGTTATCGACAAACTGTGGGAGGACCACCTTAGTGGTATAGAGCCTAGTCTTGGTATCATACCAATTAACGAAGATAATAAATGTAGATGGGGTTGTATCGATGTAGATAAGTACAATCTTGATCATAAACAACTTTTAAACAAGCTACCAATGGGTGTCCCACTGCACGTCTGTAGATCTAAAAGTGGTGGTGCACATATATTTTTATTTACAACAGATTTTGTACCAGCGAAGTTGATGCGAGATAAATTAATGTCTTTAAGTGCTATGTTGGGATTTGGTAATGCAGAAGTATTTCCAAAACAAATTGAATTAAAATCGCAAGATGATACAGGAAATTTTTTAAATTTACCATACTTTAATTGTAAAAATACAACAAGATATTGCTTTGATGATAAGGGTAAAGCAATTACAATAGATGTTTTTTTAAATGCTGTAGAAGCTAGTTCTTTAACACCAAAAGAATTACAAGATTTAAAAATACAAAGACCACCATCAGAGTATGATGATGGACCACCTTGTTTAGAATCTCTTACAAAAGAAAAATTAGATGATGGTAGAGACAGAGTCATGTTTCAATACAGGGTCTATGCAAAAAAGAAATGGCCAGATAGCTGGGCAGATAAATTAGATGAGTTTAATTTTAAACATTTTGTAAATCCTTTCAGACATGAAGAGATAACTAAATTTAGAAAAGATAATAAAGATTATGGTTTTAAATGTAATGAAGATCCAATGTGTAATCATTGTGATAAACAACTTTGTAAAACTAGAAAATATGGAATAGGGACTCAAAGTATATTTCCACAACTATCTGATTTACAAATAGTGCAACTAGATCCTAAAATATTTAGATTAAATGTTGACGGAGAAAGAGTAGAATTAAAGGCAGAAGAATTACAAGAGCAGAGATTATTTGTTAGAGCATGTATGAATCAAATACATAAGTTTCCATCAGAAATTAAAAGAAAAGACTATAAAGAAATGGTGACACTATTGATGTCAAACCCAGAAATTATTGAGGCACCTAAAGGTGCTTCTAAACTAGAGCAATTGTCACAACATTTAGAAGAGTATTGCACTACTAGAACAGCAGAGGGTGCAACAAAAGAGGATATGGAATCAGGTAATGTTTGGACAAAAGATAATCATCATCATTTTATATTTACTCATTTCTATCATAAATTTTTACACAGACATAAATGGACAGAGAAATATGATATTACAATATTATGGCTACTAGAGCATTGTGACTGTGAACACATAAGAATGAATATAGGTAAGAAAAAACTATCTGTAATTAAGCTTAAACAATTTGATAAACAAGACGTAAAATTAAAAGAACGAATATTTAAAAAGGAGGATGCTTTTTGAGAAGACCATCATTCAAGAGTGATATATCAATCATCACTGTGATTTGTATTGCCACTATCTTGATGACACACTTATTATGAAAACTATTGTATTAGGGCCACCAGGCACAGGGAAAACTACCACTTTACTAAACGAGGTAGATAAATATTTGAAACAAACCGATCCAGACAAGATAGGTTATTTCTCTTTTACTAAAAAAGCTTCTGACACTGCAAGAGACAGGGCTATGTCTAAATTTAATTTATCAGAAGATGATCTTCCATATTTTAGAACACTTCATTCTCTTGCCTTCAAAAGACTTGGTATTAAAAAAGAAGATGTCATGCAGCGTAGACACTACGAAGATCTTGGTAAGAAAACTGGATATAATTTAGATTACCATGAGTATGATAATGAACACACAGGTTTGTTCACAACAAAGAGTGACTTGTTAAGAATTACACAGATGGCAAAATTAAGAGGCATCACTCCTGAAAGACAGTATAATTTAAAACAACATACGCAAGATATAACTGTCAAACAATTAAAACAATTTGTTTATGATTTAAAACAATACAAAAAAGATTTTGGAATGATTGATTTTGCAGACATGATATATGATTTTGTAAGGTCTGATAAATCTCCAAAGTTTGATGTTGTATTTATAGATGAAGCTCAAGATTTATCTCTCTCACAATGGGATATGGCAAGATCAATATGGGATAAAACTCAGGACACTTATATAGCTGGAGACGATGACCAAGCCATATTTAGATGGGCTGGAGCAGACATAGATAGTTTTATTACACAAACGGGAAGATTGATGAGACTGACACAGTCGCACCGAGTACCGCAGGTAGTTCATGATATTGCCATGAACATAGTAAATAAGATACAGCACAGACTACCAAAAGAGTGGAAGCCAAAAACACAAAAAGGATTACTTTCATATTACGATGATTTCGAACAAGTTAACATGAAAAAAGGTAATTGGCTAGTGTTGGCTAGAACTAGATTTATGTTAGATGATTTAGAAGATTACATATACTCCCAAGGATTGTATTATCAGAACAAATATAAAACTAATAAAGAACAAGACTTGTACGACGCGATAAGTGATTGGGAAAATGTGCGTAAAGGTGTGAGTATAAATTACGATCAAATAGAAAGAATAGCATCTTACATGTCACAAAATCATTTTGAAAAGAAGGCTCTGAAGCACATGAGCAAAGATGCAAACTATGACATGGCAGGATTGAGAGAACGAGCATGGTTGAAGACAGACAAAGTTTGGTTTGAGGCTTTTGATGATGCACCTAGTAAAAAAATAAGATATATAAAAAGGATGAGGGAAAACGGTGAGAAATTAAATTCTGGTCCTAGAATAGTTCTATCTACAATACATGGGGTAAAAGGCGGTGAACAAGATAACGTAGTTCTTTTGACCGACTTATCAAGAAACACACAAAAAAACTACGAACAAAATCCTGATGATGAAAATAGATTGTTTTACGTTGGTGCAACTAGAACTAAAAATCATTTACACATTATCAGACCAAAAGATAATTATAAAGGATACAAAATATGAAAACAGAAAAAGCGTTAAAAATGGCAAGAGAACTTATCATGGGACCAAGAGCTAAAACTTATGGTGATAAAGTTCAGAACCATACTAACATAGCAAAACTATGGTCAGCATATTTAGATAGAGATTTGTCTGCACACGATGCTGCGGTCATGATGGCTTTGTTAAAAATTGCTAGAACAAAATTTGGCAGTCCAACTGAAGATACATATGTTGATGCAGCTGCCTACATGGCTATAGCCGGGGAGTGTAAAGATGAAGATACCTCTATTTAAACCACAGACAGAGTGGATACCACCAACGGACTTTCCAGATCTAGGTAAGTACGATGAGATTGCTGTAGACTTAGAAACAAAAGATCCAAACTTAAATAAAAGAATGGGATCTGGTTCTGTTGTAGGTGTTGGTGATGTTGTAGGCATATCATTAGCAACACATGATTGGTGTGCATACTATCCTTTCGGACACGAGGGTGGTGGTAACATGGATCGTAAAATGATTTTAAAATGGTTACAAGATCAGATGAATAGCAACTCTACAAAAATATTTCATAACGCCATGTATGACGTATGTTGGTTAAGAAAACTTGGTATAAACATTAAAGGCGATATAGTTGATACAATGATAGCTGCATCTCTTATTGATGAAAATAGATACAGGTATGATTTAAATGG